ACATTTTTAAACCATTCTTTAACCTGAATATCCTCATATCCAAGCCATTTTATTGCATTGATAAGGCCTTTATAAGTTCCTATATAAGGCATAATCTTATCATGTTCTAGGATAATATGTTTTGCTTTATAATTTAAAAGTTGCCAATCAGGAAGGTCCTCATTAATATCTGCTTCCTTAAAGAGCGTATGATTAGCTTTAGGACTTGGCAATCCAAAGTTAGTTATAAGAGTATCAAATCTTTCATCTGGCCCGACAGATTCAGCATTAACCAATATTTCATAAATAAGGTATTCTGTATTACCTACTTTATGGAAAACCCTAAGTCTTCTTTCAAAAACCCCCTCTGTTTCTGCACGGAATCCAATATTGATCATTAATCCAGTCTTTTCCGCATATTCTGCTGTATCAATTATCACTTCATCAGCCCATTCTACAAGCTGATTTTCCTCGTCTATTTCAAATAGTTTAATTTCAGGATCCCCATCAGTAAATCTAAAAATTAAATAAGGATTAATAGGATCATAAGGTCTAATTAAAACCCCTGCTGATGATTCTTCGATAATCGTTAAGTGTTCAGTTTCAACAAGCCCTTGAGAAATAGGCTGCAAAAATACAGCCGAACTATAACTAATGGAAGGATAAAGGAAAGAAACGTCTGGTGTTAAAGAAATAACTACGCTTTCAATCGATTGAGAATTTACAGGAGCTGGATTAAAAATGGAAACATCTTTGAATCCTATGGAAACTTCAGAAGGAGTTAAGATTTGCGAATATCCGCCAAAAGAAAAATCTAATTTAACCTGTGTATTTGAAGGATATTCCCAACCCCCATTTGTAACTTCAACATCTATAATATAATTACTAGGATCTGTAACAGCAAAAGCAGCCGCTCCGGTAGCATCAAGATTATCAGCGATAAATGTAAGGGGTAAGTAGGTGTCCGCGTATGAATTTAAAAAACTACCGCTTTTATTAAATATTTTCCAATTTTGCTGATTCATGAATCCTTAATTAATATTGGTATCCTCTTTTCCATGAGCAATACTCATAGTTTTCTTAATATATTTAACCTGTTCCAAAATAAATGTCAATATAGCTTCAATTTGAGCAAATAGGGGTTTTTGAATAGGGTTTGCCCATAATTCGGAGGAGGTTGTTTTTGATAATATTTTTCCTCTATAATCATATCCCAGGTTGGTATAATTATCTGATAAGTGTTTTGCCGAAGCAAAATAAGGAGTTCTTACTTTAGACCTTTGACTCTTACTACTTACTGCATTTTGTTTTTGAGTTGCTGTTGCCATTATAAGTTAGAAACAATATTTTTGTTTTGATTACTGTTAAAGTTAACTGGGGTAATTCCTCTCAATTGAATATTTACAGTTGAAAGCCTATCTTTTGCAACTGAATCATCATAAGTAATTCCAAGTTGACTTTCGAATCCTCCTCTAATAAGAGGATATATGTCCTTGACAGTTACTCTATTTCCAAATGCGTCTAATACAAATCTTTCGAGAATAATATCGCCATAATCATCAAGGCCATATCCATTTCCATAAATTGTAAAATTGTTTTTGTCTGCATCAAACCAGACAGATACAGAGTCTACTCCATCAATGCCTTCAATTATTCTAACTAAATCTGATTGAGGGATTCTATCTCTTCTGGTATTCTTTAAGAAATAATCAGAGGTTTTTGAAATAATTTGTTCCCTGATATTGTTAAGATCATAACCCTCATAGATAACTAAGGCAACATTTAGAACGAATTTAGGATATCGAAGAGTCATAATAGCATTATCTACGGTAAGTATCCTTTGCCCGCTTTCTTCAATCAAATCTAAAATTCCTCTTTTTTCAAGATCAGTTAATTGGAATGAATCTAATCCACAAGTAAAATAATTCTGATTTGCTGGGATCCTTTGATTAACATCTGGAACTAAATAAAGATAAACAGTGTTATCGTCTTTTTTCTGCTCTTCAACTTGGCTTTGCCAATAATAAAGTTGGGTTTGAGCATTATCTAATTCGGTTTTCTTAGCAAGCGATTGAGAAGCCGAAGCCCCCACTGTTGCTAACAAAGTTCTGTATTGTTCGCTTATATTTTCGTAAGTAGTTTTGGCTACATTATACTTATCAATTGTGTATTTGTCCTCGAATGTTGCAAATCCGGGAATAGCATCAACAATAGTAAACATATTCAATTTACGTAAAAAATAAATGTAATTATCAGTATTAGCTAAAACAAAACTTCTTGACATGTGAGGAGCAAGTAATCTAGTAAGATATACAGGTTCCTCATTAGCTCCAAATAAAACATCCTTTTGAATAGAAACTCTAAGAATCTTATTAAGATCTATCTCCTGACTATTAATAGAATACCCCTTTCCTTCAAATTTCCAGTTGGCTGTCGTTTTAGCTTCTGCCGTTCTAATATTTCCTGCATCCCCATCAGTTAACAAATATTCTACAAGGATCGTTGATCCAAGAGGGGGAACAGAACCGTTATAACCATTCCCAAAGAAGACATCAATACCTCCGGTTTGTCCTGTTTTAACTATAACAGATTCTTCATTAAAATTCATATCAAGAATAGATTCCCTCTTTGCCCATTTTTTACCATTAACATAAATATTAACAAAAAAATTATCTATAATGGATCCTTTTTTAGCTTGGAAGTTAAATGATTGTAGAGGATCACCGGTTCCCGTTGATTGTTGATATTCTAATTTACCTTGAACAATATTTACATCAACATAATTTGTTACAGAACCAAGATCTAGTCTAACTTCATTTCCGGGTAATACAATAGTATAAGTTAGACCATTATAAGTTGAAATAATTCTAGTATAATTTGGAATAACTGCGGTGTTCCCATAAATATCTAATTTCTGCCCATTATAGAATAATCTTAGAGTCCCCCTAGCAGCTACACCTCTGGATGAATTGTGACCTGTTAAGGCTGCAAGACCCTTTACACTCTGAGATCTAGAAGCCGTGTTGATATTTAATTCCGTTATAGAGTCCTCAATATAATATAGGATTGTTCTACCAAGATTAAGAATAACCTGAAGAAGCTGACCCATAGGAGATGCCATGGTAAAATATTGTCCAGCATCTTCGTATGTTTGTTTTATAAAGTTAATTGAATCCTGATATAATTCGGATAATCGGATTCGGGCAGTTTTAATTATACTCATAGTATTTTACTATATTTTTCTCGATTCTTTTTTAAATTTTTTAACCAATCCTGAATTTCTTCAGTATAAATTAATTTTGTATCCCAGGACAAATGCCATTGTGGTCTATTCTCAATAGCTAAATCTGTTAGAATTTGAATAAGCTTTTTTCCATCATCTTCAGATAAACATTCAAATTTAACTGCATTGCCTTCCAGTACTCGAACAACTTTAACATAGAAATGATTCCATTTAGATATGGAAATATCTTCGGGGTTTACCCCTGCACTCATAAGAAGTTCTACGGTCTTTGCTATATTTTCAATATGTAGATTTACCTTTTTATCTTCTTCTCCTGATTGATCCCATGTAGTGTCAAATTCGACTCCTTTTTGTTCAAGGGATTTTCGAATACCTATCTGAAGAGCATCTTTTGGATCTTTTCCTCTTTCAAAATTAATATTTTCTCTAACTAACATTATTTAACTAATACTCCTATTGCTTTTTCATCATTGATATAAAAATCAATAACGCAGAAATCAAATCCATCTGCTTTACCAAATGAAACTGAAGGTTCTATTTTAAATTTGCTGGATTCAGAAATATACTGTTGAACTTGTTTTTTGATTTTCTCTTCCAATTCAAGTTTGTTTATTCTTGTCTCGAAGATAAGATCCTCAATTCCTACTCCAAAATTAAGATCCCCTAAGACTTGTCCTTGTGTAGTTCCTAGAATCATTCTTATCTTTGAAATAATACTTTCTATCGGATCAGAATGTTCAAAAACCCCATAACGATAATTTGGGTCCTCGGGGTTTCTGATGTATATTTCTTTAACCATTCTAGTTTTTATTTATATATCTTTACCCTACGAAAAGACCACAAAAAAAGCCCCGAAGGGGCTGAGACAATAAAAAATCATATTTTATAAATTATTTGCCATAAAATGCTTCCCCTCATAAACCTGATGAATTTTTGAAGGAATATTGCTATTCTCCTTAAGATCTGCAAATTTCATCCCTACAAGTTTGTCCTGAAGATTAAGGCCTGGATTCTTCTTCTTAGCGTTATTGATATAAGCAGAATAATAAGGAATAAGCTTGTCATAATCGTTTTTGTCATAAAGGAGACGATTACTTTCTCCAATGCAAATATTATCGGTATCCTTATATCTTTGAACCGTAACAAATCCAGTTTCTGC